ACAGCCCGACATGGACGTGGTGACGGCGGCTAAAATCCGTATCCGCAACGCATTCCGCAACGGCGTCCCGGTCTATATGTCGTTCTCCGGGGGCAAGGACAGCCTGACCCTCGCCCAGCTGACCCTCAGCCTGATCCAGAGCGGGGAGGCAGACCCCTCCCTGCTGACCGTTCAATTCGTGGACGAGGAGGCCATCTTTCCCTGCATCGAAAAGACGGTGATGGACTGGCGCCGCAAGTTCATGTATACCGGGGCCAAATTCGAGTGGTATTGCGTGGAGGTCAAGCACTTCAACTGCTTTAACGAGTTGTCGGAGGAGGAGACGTTCATCTGCTGGGATAAGCGCAAGCGGGATGTGTGGGTGAGACAGCCCCCGCCCTTTGCCATTATGAGCCACCCCATGCTGAAGCCCCGGAAAGACAACTACCAGAGCTTTATGCCCCGGGTGTGCATGGATGGGATCACCATGACCGGCGTACGCTCGGCAGAGTCCGTCCAGCGCCTCCAATACATGGCACGGCTGAACCTCGGCGGCAAGGGCATGACCGGCCGCAAGCAGATTTTCCCCATCTACGACTGGACGACCAACGACGTCTGGCTCTACCTCCGCAACGAGGGCGTGGAGATCCCGCAAATCTATCTCTACCTCTGGCAGTCCGGCACGAACCGCAACCAGCTCCGGGTGTCGCAGTTCTTCTCCATCGACACAGCCCGGACGCTGGTGCAGATGAACGAGTATTACCCCGACCTCATGGAGCGGGTGATCCGGAGGGAGCCCAACGCCTACCTCGCCGCCCTCTACTGGGACAGTGAGATGTTCGGCCGGCGCTCCCGGGCCCGCCGCAAGGCCGAGGGCGAGGAGATCACCAAGGACTACAAGGCCCTGCTCACGGAGATGTTCTCCGATATGCCCCGGTATTTCAACACCCCCAACAAGCTCCGGGTGGCAAGGACATACCGCAACCTGTTCATCAAGATAGGCCTGTTCGCCACGGACAAGGACTACCAGCGGATGTATGAGGCCCTCCAAAAAGGCGACCCCAAGCTGAGGTCATACCGGGCCCTCTACCAGATCATCTACAGCCAGTACATCGAGGATGCCAAGGCTGAACGGAGGGAGGTGGAGGCGCATGGGTGACAAAAAGCTGTTGGCCCCGCTGTCTACCCTGGAATGGGTGGACAGGAAAATACTCAAGCCAAACGACTACAACCCCAACAAGGTCAGCAAGGAGAACCTGAAGCTGCTGACCCAATCCATCCTCACCAATGGATGGACACTCCCCATCGTCGTGCGGCCTGACTATACCATCATCGACGGGTTCCACCGCTGGACCGTGGCAGGAGAGGAGCCGCTGCTGTCTATGCTGGATGGCAAAGTCCCCGTGGTAAGAGTATTCCACGAGGATGCCAGCGAGGACATCTACGGCACCGTCACGCACAACCGGGCGAGAGGCACACACCTGTTAGAGCCCATGAAAGCAATCGTGAAACGACTGCTGGACGAGGGCAAGACCATTCAAGAGATAGGGCGTCAACTGGGTATGAGGCCCGAAGAAGTATTCCGTCTGTCTGACTTCTCCAGAGACGACTTCTTGGAGATGATGATAAAGGGAAAGCCGGGTGTCCGCATCCATCACCGAGGATAGGTTAGACCATGGACAACACGACAACTACCGGCACACAGGCTGCTGTGGCCTGCCAGGAGCATAGGAGCGGCAACGCGGTCCCGCCACGACCATCAAGGTACTGTGACGGGGCCGCCCCTCTTATGCGGGCTCGACGACCCCGAAAGATAGTTAGTCAGCAAAAAATTTTTCCCAGGGACTTTACTTGACCCCTGCTATTTGGAGGCCTGCCGTAATGGTAGCGGAGCGGCTTGCTAAGCCGTCCAGGAGCAATCCTGTGTGGGTTCGAGCCCCACGGCCTCCGCCATGTGGAAGGTGCGAATAAGAACCAACGGCGCACTGTGTGCTGGCGGTGGAATGGTTCCGCCGGCAAAACCAAGAAAGGAGTTGGCAGAGATGGCCGAGAAGAAAGCAAAGCCCCAGGAGCCCGCCGGGTACTGCACCACAGCCGTCCTCGCCAATCTCTTTGACATCACGTCCCAATGGGTAGGAGAGCTGACTAAGAACGGCATCCTCCGCAAGCACGATACGGAGGTAGGCCCCCGGTACAACGTGGTGGAGGCGACCAGGGCCTACGTTAAACACCTGCGGGAGAAAGCGGCGGGCCGCGGCGACAAGGACGATACCGTGGCGGAGAAAGAGGCCCAGAAACTTGCCGCCGAGGTTCGTATCAAGGAGGCGAAAGCGGAGTACACCGAACTGGAGCTCCAAGAGCTGCAAGGCCAGATGCACCGCTCCGAGGACGTGGAGAAAATGACCCAGCAGCTGATATACACCATCCGGGGGATGATGATTGCCCTGCCTGGGCGGCTGGCGGTGGACGTGGCCGGTGTCGATGATGCCGCCGAGGCGTCGGTCATTATCCGGCGGGAGGTCAACGCCATTCTGGATGAATTGTCCAATTTCAAGTATGACCCCGACGCCTATGCTCAGTTGGTGCGGGAGCGGCAGAAATGGACGGTAGGCGATGAGGACGTACAGTAACGATGCCGAAAAGCTGAACGCCGCCATCGCCGGAGCTGTCGCCGCCTTTACGCCTCCCGAGGACATCACCGTCACCCAATGGGCCGACAAAAAGCGCCGCCTCTCCCCGGAGAGCTCTGCGGAACCTGGGCCCTGGCGCACGTCCAGGACGCCCTATCTGAAAGAGCCGATGGACGCCTTCACCGATCCAAAGGTGAAACTGCTGGTCATGGTTGCCTCCTCCCAGGTGGGCAAATCGGAATTTGAGCTGAACAGTATCGGCTACATCATCGATCAAGACCCAAGCAGCATTCTCTACATCCACCCCACCATCGACGACGCCAAGAAGTTTTCCAAGCTCCGTGTCGCCCCAATGGTGCGGGACTGCAAGGCCCTCCGAGCAAAGGTGGCAGACCCCAAGAGCCGGGAGAGCGGCAACACCATTCTCCAGAAGTCTTTCCCCGGCGGTATGCTGACCATGTGCGGCTCCAACAGCGCCTCGGCCCTGGCCTCTACCCCCGTCCGCTATGTCGTGGGCGACGAGCTGGACAGGTGGGCGGCAAGCGCCGGTACCGAGGGCGACCCCTGGGAACTGGCGAAAGCCCGTCAGACCACGTTTTACAACGCCAAGTCCGTGGCCGTCTCCACCCCCACCATCAAGGGACACAGCGCCATTGAGGACTTGTTTTTGGAGGGAACGCAGGAGCGGTGGCACCACCGCTGCCCGGAGTGCGGCGAGTTCCACAACATCGTATTCTCCGACATCAAGTTTGAGTATGAGACCACGATCATCAAGAACAAGAAGACCTATACCGTCACCAGCGTTCTGTGGAAGTGCCCCTCCTGCGAGACGACCCACACCGAGCGGCAGATGAAAGCTCAGCCCGCCAAGTGGATCGCGGCCAATCCCGCCGCCTATGCCAACGGCACCCGCTCCTTTTGGCTGAACGCCTTTTCATCTCCCTGGGCGTCCTGGGCCTCGCTGATCCTGTCCTACCTCAACGCCCTGGGCAGCACAGAAAAGCTCCAGGTCGTTTACAACACGAAATTTGGTGAGCTGTGGGAAGACCGGGGCGACCTGGAGGACGAGGAGACGATCATGGGGCGGCGCGAAACCTACGAGGCCGAGCTGCCTGACGGCGTATTGGTGCTGACCTGCGGCGTGGACACCCAGGACGACCGCTTGGAATACGAGGTGGTGGGCCATGGCCGGTGGGGTGAGAAGTGGGGCATCAAGCGCGGCATCCTCATGGGCAGGCCGGACACCACGGAGGTCTGGCAGGCCCTGGATGATGTGATAGACCACCAATACAGCTTTGCCAGCGGCTTAAAGCTGAAAATCTCCACCACGTTCGTTGACAGCGGCGGTCACTACACGCAGGAGGTCTATGAGGCCTGCCGGGCGCGAATGTACCGCAAGGTGTTCGCCATCAAGGGTCGGGGCGGTGAGGGAGTCCCCTATACGGCTCCGCCCAAGAAAACCAATATCGTTATCAAGGGCCGCTACGTCGGCCAGTGCTGGCTTTACACCTTGGGCGTCGATTCCGGCAAGCAGGCAATCATGGACTCCCTGCGTGTCAGGTCTCCCGGGGCGAAATACTATCACTTCCCCAAAAACCAGGACTTGGGCTACGGTGTAGAGTTCTTTGCCGGTCTGCTCTCCGAGCGCCTGGTTTACAAGCAGGGGAGACAGCATCCGTGGGTATGGGAGAAGATACCCGGTCACGAGCGAAACGAGGCGTTGGACTGCCGCAACTACGCCAACGCGGCATTCAAAGCGACCGGGGCCGACCTGGACGCTATTGCCGAGCGGCTAAAGGCCCTCGCCAACAGCGGGAGGCCCCAGGCCCCCAAGAGGGCAAAACCGGCGCCGCACCGTAAGCAGGGCGGCGTTGACCGATACTTTGACGAATGGTGAGGAGGTGGCCGAGCGTGGCCCGGAAAGAGATCACGGTAAAGCTGACGCAGAAACGGGAGCGTCTGCAGATGTACCTCGACCGCGAAAAATATATGCTCTCCCCCGACGGGGTGCAGAGCTACGGCATCGGGGCCGGTTCCGGCTCCCGAAACGTCCAGCGGTACAACACCGATCTGGCGGACGTCCAGAAGATGATCCATCAGCTGGAGGAGGAAATCGAGGAGCTGGAGGCACAGGCGGAGGGCCAGTGCCCCCGCAAGGCTTTTGGCGTTGTGCCTGTGGATTGGTGAGGGGGTGGAGACAATCGAAAGCAAAGCCATAAGGGAATCGCCCCTTTCTATGGGCTACGGCGACGCCGGGGCCAGCTACGTCCGCAAGGCCCTCAAAGCGTTTATTGCCCAATCCGGCAGTCCGCGGGACGACATCGACACCCACAACTTCACCCTGCGCCAGCGCGGCCGGATGCTTTACATGGCCGCGCCGATTGCGACGGCGGCGATACGAACCACCTGCACCAACGTCGTGGGCGTGGGCCTGGCCATGAAAAGCCGCATCGACCGGGAGGCCCTGGGGCTGTCCCCGGAGCAGGCCAAGGCGTGGCAGAGGCAGACCGAGGCCGAATGGAAACTTTGGGCCGGGAAAAAGCAGTGCTGTGACGCCATCGGCGTGTGCAATTTTGACGAGATGCAAAAGCTGGCGCTCATGTCCGCGCTGATGGCTGGGGACTGCTTCGCCCTGCTGCCCCGTGTGCCGGTCACGCCGGTGTCCCCGTACAGCCTGCGGGTCAAGGTGGTGGAGGCTGACTTGGTATCTACCCCGGACGCACTCACTGTTCTGCCCGGAACCATCACTGAGGCCCAGGCCCCCAACGGCAATTTCATCTACGACGGGGTGGAGGTAGACAAGGACACGTCCGCCATCGTCGCCTATCACTTCTGCAACCGCTACCCCTTTGAGGTCTACACCATCGGGGAAACCCGAAAATGGCAGAGGGTTTTGGCATACGGGGAAAAGACCGGCCTGCCGAACGTGCTGCACATCATGGAGCCGGAGCGGGCGGGGCAGTACCGGGGCGTGACGTTCCTGGCGCCGGTCATTGAACAACTGCTGCAAATTCGCCGCTACACCGAAAGCGAACTGATGGCGGCGCTGGTTCAGTCGTTCTTCACCGCCTGGATCGAGACAGAGGCCGACCCGGCGACCATCCCCATGAACGAGGTAGGCGGCGAGGAGCAGGAAATCAGCCATGACCCCAACGAGTATGAAATGGGGTCTGGCAGCGTCATTCATCTGCGCGTGGGGGAGAAAGTGAAATTCGGCAATCCCAATATCCCCACCAATGGCTTTGACACCTTTGTCAAGGCCGTAGCAACGCAGATCGGAGCGGCGCTGGAGATCCCGCGGGATGTCCTGCTCAAAGAGTTCAACAGCAGCTATTCCGCCAGCCGGGGGGCGCTCCTGGAGGCCTACCGGGTTTTCAAATCCAGGCGCAAGTGGCTGGTGGACGACTTCTGCCAGCCGGTCTATGAAATCTGGCTTGCCGAGGCGGTGGCCCGGGGGCGTGTAAACGCCCCGGGCTTTTTTGTTGACCCCCGCATCCGCGCCGCCTGGTGCGGTACCCAGTGGATCGGCCCCGCCCAAAGCCAAATCGACCCCAAGAAAGAGGTCGATGCCGCTATCCAGGCAGTTGACCGGGGCTTTAAGACCCACCAGCAGGCCACCGTCGAGATGGACGGTGGAGACTGGGACGAGAACGTGGAGCAGCTTGCCCGGGAAAAGGCGGCGCTGTCTGCCATTTCCGGCCCTGCTGAAGCAGAAAAAAGCGGCTCCAAGGAGGAGCCGGAGGACAAGGAGGACGAGGAAAATGAGCGTAATCAGTAGCTTGTTCAAGGGAGGGCGGCAAAGCCCCGCGCAGCCGGTTATAACCGCACCTGCGGCCCCGTACTGCATGGAGCGTATCAGCGACACGGAGGCGGAAATCTCCCTCTACGGGGACATCGTACAGCGCCGCCCCACGGACTGGAGCACCGGCAAGCCCAGCGAGGGGCAGTACATCATCCTCAGCGAGTTTTTGAAAGACCTGAAAGCCATCGAGGATGTGAGCAAGCTGACCGTACGCATCCACAGCGCGGGCGGCAACGCCTACGACGCCATCACTATCCACAACCGCCTGAAAGAGCTGCCTGCGGAGATCACCGTCATTGTTGACGGTATCGCCATGTCGGGCGGCTCTCTCATTATGTGCGCAGCCAACAAGGTCAAGGTCAACCCGGCCAGTCTGGTGATGATCCATAAGTGCTGGTCGTTTGTCTGGGACGCCATGAACGCCGACGAACTACGGAAGATGGCCGAGAGCAACGATGCCGTTGACCGGGCACAGGCGGCAATCTACCACGCCAAGACCGGCATGAGCGAGGCTGACCTTTTGGCCCTGATGGGGAACGAGACTTACATGACCGGGCGGGAGGCCGTGGACAAGGGCTTTGCCGACGAGTTGATCGACGGCGAGGCCCCGGACATTGCCGCCAGCGCAGACCGGCGCACCATCTACTACTGCGGACAGCCCGTATGGGCCACCCCCGGCAGGCCTCTCCCTGCCAATATCCAAATCCCTATGTTTTCTCCCGCTACGGCGGCAGAAATAAACAATACGCCGGACAACCCCGGCAACAAAGGAGGAACCTTTATGGCAAAGACCCCTGACGAGCTGAGGGCCGAGTACCCCGAACTGGTCGCTCAGCTTGAGCGTGAGGCGCGCGCCTCTGCGGTTGTCGGAGCCGGTACCGCCGCTCCCGCCGCCGCACAGCCCCCCGCCGCCCCCGCCGTTCCTGCGCCCCCGGCCCAGGAGACCGACCCCGCCGCCGCCGAGCGCGCCCGTATCCAGGCCATCGACGAGATCGCCCCCAATATCCTGGACAAGAAGCTGGTGGAGGACGCCAAGTACGGCCACCCCTGCAGCGCCCAGGAGCTGGCGTTCCGGGCAATGAAGATGCAGGCCGCCCAGGGCACAGCGCACATGGAGGGCGTGGCCGCTGACTTCCAGGCCAGCGGTATCGCTCAGGCGCAGACCCCCGCCGCCCCTGCGGTGGACACCGACCCGGACAGCCCGGAGGCAATCGAGGCCCAGGCCAAAGCCGACGTTGCCGCCTATCAGAAAATGATGGAGGTGTGCTGATATGAACAAGGAACTGTGCAGAAAGGTTGGCGAGGTCGGCCAGGACAACCTGATCGCCAAGCTGTTCCCGCCCGCCGAGACATTCGGTATCAAGGTGGCGGGCGGCGAGGGTGTGCTGAAGCGCGGCACCGTCATGGCGCTGTCCGGCACCGACTACGTTGTCCTGGATGCCGAAGCCACCGGCAAGGCCAACTGCGTCCTGTCCGATCCCGTGGATGCCAGCGGCGAGAGCCCCGTCACCGCCGTGGCCTACCGCACCGGCCACCTCAACCGCAAGGCCCTTATCGTGGCTGAGGGCTACACCATGACCGCTGCTGACGAGGAGGAGCTGCGTAAGGGCGGCATCCTCCTGTCTGATATGCTGGACTGAGGAGGAGAACACGATGGATATTTACAGCACCTACTATATGCTGGCGGCGGTAAAAGAACTGCGCCCCGAGCACACGTTCTTTAAGCGCCGCTACTTCCCCACGAACACCACCATGGACGTGTTCGGCACCGCCAAGGTTCTGGCGGACTACAAGGAGGGCAGCCAGAAGAAAGCTCCCTTTGTGCTCCCCCGGATCGGCAGCGTCTCCGTTGCCCGTGAGGGATTCAGCACCTACGAGCTGGAGCCTGCCAACATCAGTATCTCCATCCCCCTGACGCTGGATCAGCTGGAGAAGCGCAATTTCGGCGAGGCCCTTATGAGCAAGGCCACCCCCGAGCAGCGCGCCAAGATGCTGCTGATGGGCGACCTCACCGAGCTCTCTGCCCGCATCTCCCGCACCGAGGAGTGCCTGTCCGTCCAGACTATGCTGGACAACGGCTGCACCATGCGCCACCAGACGGAGAAAGAGGACGTTTACGATGACGTCGCCGTCAAGTTCTACGACGGAGAGAACAACCCCGCCCTCTACACCCCGGCCACTCCCTGGACGCACAGCACGGGCGGAAAGATGGGCAACTGGTACAAGGACGTCTGCAACATGATCAGTATGCTGACCGGCCGCGGCCTCCCCGCCAAGGAGCTGGTTGTCGGCTCCGACGTGGGCGAGTTTCTGCTGGAGGACGAGTGGATTCTGAAAATGCTGGACAACCGGCGGGCGGAGATGGGGCGCATCGACCCCAAGGAGCTGACCGACTATGTGACCCAGATCGGCACGTTCAACTTCATGGGCCGCAATCTGACCATCCTTGTCAGCGACGGCACCTACGAGGAGGGCGGGAACGACGTTCCCTATGTCCCCAACGGCAGCGCAATCGTCACCGCCCCCAACTGCGGCAAGGGCCTCTATGGCGCCGTGACCCAGTTGGAAAAGGACGGCAAGTATCACACCTATGCCGGCACCCGCGTCCCCCAGCACATCTTTACCCTCCGCCCGCCCGTCAAGGAGGCGCAGCTGACCTCCCGGCCTCTGCTGGTTCCCAAGCGCAAGTCCCCCTGGTCCGTTGCCAAGAAAGTCTTTGACTGAGCGGGAGAAAGGAGCAGAACATGATCAGACTGATAAGCGGCGTCTATGGCGCCGAGGATGGGATGAAGCGGCCCAAGGACGGGCCGTTCTCCCTCACCGATAACGAGGAGGCCCGACTGGTCAGCCGTGGGGTGGCGGAGTACGTCTTTGACCGCACCACTCTGCCCGCTGCGCCCTCCCGCACCGAGAGCGCCAACGCCATCCGCTACGACGAGGGTATGACGATGAAGCAGCTCCGGGGGATCGCCGACTACCTCGGCCTGGATACTTCCAAGCTCAGGAGCAAGCGGGATGTCGTGAAGCTGCTGGATGCCCACTTCGCGTCTGCCGGAACCGGCGAGGAGCCGCCCGAGGAGGAAGACGAGCCCACCGAGGAGGAGGGCGATGGGGAGGCCGGCGAGGTTGACCCCGATGCTCCCGACTTGGGGGCCGAGGAGCCCACGGTGTGAGCGCCTTTAAGGACATGGTGGCCCGGGACATCCACAGCGTATTCCTGGATACCAATTTCTTTGGCGAAAAGCGCACGGTCGAGTATGACGGCGAACGCTATGAGGATATCCCGGTCGTGTTGATGGAGGCGGAGGAAAAGGACCGCTCCAAACTGGAGGACGACCATGTGCAGGGGCTCTACTTTGTGAGCGATACGCTCCAATGCGCCCTCTCTGACTTGGGCGGGAAACTCCCGGAAAAGGGACAGCGCCTCCGTATCAACGCCGAGGAGGGCGGCGGGGGATTCTTCCGGGAGTTCTACGTCGTCACGTCAACCTGCAAGATGGGGATGCTCCATGTAGGTCTGGGGGCGATTGACGAATGAGCGTTATCCAGGTTGAGGCCGCCGGGCAGGAAGTTCTCGACCGGGCCACCCGAATGTTGGCTGGCATCGACGGCGGCATTGACAAGGCAGTCAAAAGCGCAATGGCCAGGGCGGTTTCCCATCTGCGGACGAACAGCACCAAGGCCATCCAGGAGCGGTATGCTATCTCCGCCGCCAACCTCCTGGCGGAGGAAAACGTCAAGGTGCGCTACACCTACCAAGGCGGTGTGCAGGCGTTTGTCACCTTTGCGGGCCACAAAATTCCCCTATACCGCTATGACGGCGCCGCCCCCGCTCAACCCACGCCCAACACCGGCGAGTGGGTCAAGGCTATGGTGGCGGGGAAGTGGCGCCGTGTCCACCCTGGTCTGACCGCCTCCGGGCATCAGCTGAAAAGCACCTCGCCCAAACAGTTCCAGGACGCCTTTACCGCCCGGATGAAGTCCGGCCATGTGGGGATCTTCGAGCGCACCGGCGGCAGCACCGCCGAGGGCGGCGACGCCATCAAAGAGCTGATGGGCTCCTCTGTTCCCCAAATGCTGGGCAGCCCTGGCGTAGCCGAGCAGTTGGCCCACGAGTCTATGGAAAAATTCGAGGAACGCCTTGACCATGAGGTTCTGCGTATCCTCAACGGCTGGGGGAGGTAGCTATGACCAAGTTGGTTTTGCTGAAGCAGTTAAAGGAGTTCACGGAGGAACGGGTCAAAGACCTGCTCTTACCCGTGGCCCAGCAGAAAGAGGACGAGGAGCCGCCCAAAGACCGGCCGGCAGAAGTCTACCGCGCCCGTCTGCCCGACAGCCGTGCGGCAAAGAAGAAAGCCCCGTACATCCTACATCAAGTTATAACCGGCAAGGACGCCCAATCTCCGGGGAGCCCGTCTATCTCCCTTGTCACGGTTCGGACGGTCTTCTGCGTGTACCACAAGGACGAACAGGAGGGCGGTCTTGCCCTGCTGAATCTGATGGAGCGTCTGCGGATCGCCATGTTGGAGGAGGGGATCGTCGGGGGGCAGTTTATCCTCGACCGGGAGGCCGGGCTGGAAAGTCTGGTCTACCCGGATAATACCGCACCCTATTACACCGGGGAGATGATTTCCGTATGGAAACTCCCCATCATCGAAAGGAAGGTACCTTATGCCCAAGAACACAACTGGAACGGCGCCGGCATCCGCCGCTGAGAGGCCCGCCGCCGCCAAAACCGAAAAGCCCGCCGCCCCCCAGGGGGAGCAGAAACCCGACGGCTGTGCCGCCGGGTTTTACTGTTACATCGGCCCCAATCTGACCGGCCTGATCCAGAACGGGGCCATCTTCCGGGGAACCCGGGAGGACGCGCTGAAAGCCGCCGCCGACGCCATCAAGAAGCAGCCCCTGGTGAAGACGCTGATCGTCTCCGGGGACGAGTTGGCCGAGGCCCGGCTCAAGGTCAAGCGCAAGGGCAATGCCCTGAGCGCCAATTATGAGAAAATCGCCGCCAGCAAGCGGCAGTAAGGAGGTAGCGAAGTATGCCTAATCTCGGCATTCATGTCTACGAAAAGGCCACGGCGGTAGCCATCCCTGTTGTGGCCGATGTAGGCATCCCCTTTGTGGTGGGCCTCGCGCCCGTCCACACCGCCGCCAAGCCCGCCAAGGCCAACGTGCCGGTGCTCTGCACCAGCTGGGACGAGGCCGTGGAAAAGCTGGGCTTTAGCTACGACTGGAAGAAGTATACCCTCTGCGAGTTCATCTACTCCCATTTCCAGCTGTTCGGCTGTCAGCCTGTGATCTTCTGCAATGTCCTGGACACGGACACCATGAAGAACACGCTGGAGGCCAAGGAGTACGATGTCAGCGACCACAAGATCACCCTGCCCTTTGACACCATCGCCGCCGGTCTGAAAGTGTCTGTTCCCGGCGACGGCGGGGCAGACCCCGCGGAGCTGAAGCCGGACGAGGACTACACCGTCCTCTATGACGAGAACGACGGCGTTTGCATCGTGGAGCTGCTTAGCTCCGGTTCCGCCTACTCCGCCGCCAAGCTCAGCGTGAGCGGCAGTACCGTTGACACGAGCGCGGTTGTGACCGCAGATGTCGTCTCCGGCCTGGGCGTCATTGACGCCTGCATGAGCATGGTGGGCGTCATTCCCGACCTGATCTGCGCCCCGGGGTTCTCCCACCTCTCCGTCGTGGCGGCTATCATGGCGACCAAGGCGGCGGGCATCAACGGCCTGTTCCGGGCCAAGGCTCTGGTAGACGTGGACTGCGGTGCGGAGGGGGTAACGGAGTATTCCGCCCTCACCCCCTGGAAGAACAAGAACAACATGGTGGACGAGAACCAGATCCTGTGCTGGCCTATGGTCAAGCTGGGCGACTACAAGTTCCACATGAGTACGCAGTTGGCGGGGCTGATGGCAAAGGTGGATACCGACAATGCCGGCGTTCCCTACGAGTCCCCCTCCAACAAGAATTACAAGATGGACGGGTGCTGCCTGGAGGACGGCACGGAGGTCAATCTGACTTTCGAGCAGTCCAACATCATCGCGGGCTACGGCATCGTCACCGCCCTCAACTTCATGTCCATGGGCTGGACGTGCCGGAACAACTACACCGCCTGCTATCCGGCCAACACCGACGTCAAGGATCAGTTTATCCCCGTCTCCCGGATGTTCGACTTCGTGGGAAACACCCTTATTCGGACGTTCTGGAGCAAGCTGGATAAGCCGATGAACCGACGGCTGATCGACACCATCATCGACACCTGCAACATCTGGCTCAACGGTCTGGTGAGCCAGGAGTATCTGCTGGGGGCCCGGGCCGAGTATCTGGAGGAGGAGAACAGCCTTGTTGACCTCATGGCCGGTATCCTCCACATCCACATCTACATCACCCCGCCCAGCCCCATGCAGGAGTGCGACTTCACGCTGGAGTACGACACCAACTACGTGACGTCTGCTCTGGCGGCGTAAGAGAGGAGGATGCGGTAAATGAGCACGAAACAGGCTGCGGCCTATATCAACCTGGAGATCTACGAGGACAGCGTCAACCTCCTGGGCGTCGCCAAGGTCAAGCTGCCTGCCATCGCCTATCCCTGCGTCAACATCTCCGGCGCCGGAATGATGGGCGAGATGGAGGTCCCGCTGTACGGCATGGTCAGCAACATGACCACCAACATCAACTGGCTCACTCCCCACGGGGACGCGGTGAAGCTGATGTCCCCCAAGAAGCACCAGTTGGATATGCGGGTGGCCGAGGAGTTCTGGGACGTGGAGCAGGCCGATGTGGGCGTATGGGCGGACAAGTATGTGATGATCGTCCGGCCCAAGACCACCGACCCCGGCACCGTCGCCCCTATGGGCTCCGCCGATACCTCCGGCGAGTACGTCGTCTATTACTTCGCCGCCTATAAGGACGGCAAGCAGCTGTGGGAGGTCGATAAGCGCAACATGAAGTGCGTTGTCGATGGCGTGGACTATATGGCCCCGGTGCGCAAGGCGCTGGGTAAATAATCATCTGCGGCAGGCCTCGGGCGTTCGCCCGGGGCCTGCCCTATTTGTGAAAGGAGTGCCACCATGAGCGTTAACACCGAAAAGAACACCCCCGCCGCCGAGGGCGGCCCCGCCGTTGAGGCGGTTGCGCTGGAGAGCGAGGCCAGGGCCGAGCGGGACGACAGCGTATACACCCACACGTTCAAGCACCCGTTCTCCTACCAGGGAGTCACCATCGAAAAGCTGACCTTTGACTGGGGCAAGCTGACCGGCAAGGATCACCTGGCGATCGAGAACGATCTTTTGCTGAGGGGGAAAACGCTGGTAACGCCCGAGTTTACCGGCGAGTTCCTTTGCGGCATGGCTACCAGGGCCTGCACTGACCGCAACGGAGACGGGTTCCGCATTCTGAACATGGAGGTTCTGAAAGCAATGCCCATGCGGGACTTCCAGACGATCTGCAAGAGGGCGAGAGCTTTTTTGCTTCGTGCGGGGTCATAACCGGCAAGGACGGCCTATGGCTCCATAAGCAATGTCTGATACTGGCGAAAAACAACCACACCCCCGTCCCCTTTTGGCTGTCAATGCCCTTGCGGGAGCTGCGGTTCTGGATCAAGGCCAACAACGCCGTAATCACTGAGGGAAAGGAGGCCGCCGATGGCAGGTAGAAAAGAGTACGAGATGCTATTTGCTTTGAACGCCCGGATGAACGGGGGGTTCAGCGGCACCTTTTCCAAGGCCCAGGCGGAGTTCTCCCGGCTGGGGAGGGAGATTCAGGACTTACATAAACTCCAAGGCAAGATCGCCTCCTACCAGAAGCAGCAGGCGGCAATCGAGGCCACCCGCGCCAAGCTGGAAAATCTGCAAAAGCAGCACAACCTACTCCAAAAGGAAATCGGGGAGACCAACGGCTCTACCGCCGGTCTGGAGCGGGAGAGCGTCAAGCTGGAGCAGCGTATCAAGGACACCGAGGCGGCGCTGGAACGGCAGGGCCAAAAACTGGATGCCACCGGCGCAAAGCTGAGGGAGGCCGGGGCCGATACATCGAATCTGGCCCAAAAGGATGTTGAACTGACCGCCAAAATCAAAGAGCTGCAGGCCGAGCAGGAAAAGGCGGCGGACAGCGCCGAGAGGTTTGGCGACCAGACCGCAAAGGCGCTCGACGCAATAGCGAGTTCTGAGGTCACGTCTGCGGTCGTTGACGGCCTCGGGAAGATCAAGGACGCCTTTGTAGAGTGTATCGATATTGCCGGCAACTTCGAGGAGGCAATGAGTACCGTGGAGGCCCTGTCCGGGGCCAGCGCCCAGGAGATGGCCGCTCTTGCGGAGGAGGCCAAAGACCTGGGGGCAACCACAAAATTCACTGCCAAGGAAGCCGGCGACGCTATGGGCTACATGGCGATGGCCGGGTGGGACGCCTCCGATATGCTCCAAGGCATGGACGGCGTTCTGCAGCTGGCGGCGGCGTCCGGCGAGGATCTGGCTATGGTGTCCGACATTGTGACGGACAGCCTCAGCGCCTTTGGGCTGACGGCCAAGGACACGGCCCATTTCTCCGACGTGCTGGCGGCAGCGGCTACCAGCTCCAACACCAACGTAGCCATCATGGGCGAGACGTTCAAAATGTCTGCGTCTGTGGCCGGAGCCCTGGGGTATAGCATCGAGGACGTGGCCGTAGCTATGGGCCTCATGGCAAACAGCGGCGTCAAGGGCTCTATCGCCGGTACCGCCCTGCGGAACACGTTTAATGGCTTGCTGGAGGGCGTGACCCTCACTGGCGCGGCCTTTGGGGAGTACGAATACTCCGCAATCAAGGCCGACGGCACCATGAAGGATTTCGGTGCCACTATTGACGAACTGCGCGGCTACTTCGAGCAAATGACCGAGGCCGAACGGGTAGCAAACGCCCAGGCCATCGCCGGACAGCGCGGTTATAACGGCCTCCTGGCTATTCTGAACGCCACCGATGCCGACTATGCCTCCCTCACCAACAGCATCAACAACTGCACCGGAGCGGCCCAGCGCATGGCAAATGTCAAGCTGGACAATATGAACGGCCAACTTACCCTGATGAAATCCGCATGGGACGCTCTGAAAACCACCATCGGAGAGCAGTTTATCCCTGAAATGCGGGGACTGTATGAAATCGGAACGGACGTTTTCTCCGGCGTCAACGAGTTCATCAAGGCCAATCCCGGCCTGGTGAAAGGGATCGCCGCCGGAGCCCTTGTGATCGGCGGCGTGACAACTGCCCTGATGGCTTACTCGGCCGGGGCGAAAATTGCGGCGGCAGCGTCCGCGCTGCTGTCTGCCTCCATCCCAGGCGTCAACATCATCATGGGTGTGACCGCCGCTGTGGCCGGCATCACCGCCGCCGTGGTTGCTTTGGCGAACTCGGCGGATGATGGCGTTCCGTCTGTGAAAGAGCTGACCACCGCCGCCCAGGAAATGGGCGAGGCGATGGACGAGGCCAGCGCGACCTTTGAGGAAAACGCCTCCCAGGCCCTTGCCACGGCGGAGCTTGCAGGGGTGTATATCGACAAGCTGAAAGAGATCGAGGCGGCGACAGGCGGGAACGTCCAGCAGAACCAGGAGTATCAAAACACCCTGGCTCTCCTCCTGCGGACTATGCCGGAGCTGTCCGACAGTATCAGCCAGACCACCGACCAATACGGCCGCGTGACCTATACCCTGGAAACCAGCACCGACGCGCTGATGGCAAATGCGGAGGCGTGGAAGAAAAATGCCGAGGCCCAGGCCTACCAGGAATACCTCAATTCTCTGTATGACGAGTACAACGCCGTCATGCTGGAGGCGGCTGAGAACAGTATCAAGCTGACCCAGGCGCAGACCAAGCTGGAGACAGCCGAGAAAAACTGGGATGCCGCTCTGGTGCGGATGAACGAGCTCTCCGAGGAGGCCTGCGAAAACGGAACGGCCCTCACCGGCGAATACTACCAGCTGGAAGATTCTATCCGTGTGTACCGGGACGAGATGTACGAGGCCGAGCGCACCATTGAAAATCTCAACAAGGCCATGGACAAGGATGCCGAGGCGGTCGCCGCCGCCGAGGCTGAAATCAACAGTGCCCAGGAGGCGGTCGAGCAACTCACCGGCGTCACTGAGGAGCAGGCGGCGGCGGAGGCTGAGGCTGCGGCACAGACCCAAGAACTCCAAGGCGTCATTGAGGACATCACCAGCCAAGTGGCGGCACTCACAGAGGCCTACAATGAGGCCTACGGCGCGGCGCTGGAATCCATATCTGGACAGTACGCCCTTTGGGACGAGGCCGCAGACGTGGTTGAAACCAGCGCAGGGAGCATTAACAGCGCCCTGGAGAGCCAGATCACCTACTGGCAGGACTACAACGCCAATCTGCAATCCCTGACGGAGCGCAGCGCGGACATTGAGGGCCTGAGCGCGGTGATTGCCAGCTTTGCCGACGGGAGCGAGGACAGCGTAAATGCCATTGCCGGTCTTGCCAATGCCAGCGACGAGGATCTGCGGGCCATGGTTACCAACTGGCAGGCCCTCCAGGAAGAGCAGGAGGCCGCTGCCGGTAGCGTGGCCGAGCTGAAAACCGACTTCACGTCCACCATGGACGAACTGCAAAACGCTCTGGCCGAGGACATTGAGGCCATGGATTTGGGCGACGAGGCCAAGGCCAGCGGCCGGGCCACCATCCAGGGCTACATCGACGGGGCAAACTCCATGCTGCCCCAAGTCCAGGCCGCCTATGCCGCCTTGGGCAAAGCGGCATCGAGCGCCCTGGGCCCCGCCCCATACAGCAATAGCGCATACGCCGCAAACGCAAGGATTCCCATGTATGCCGGCGGAACCGACAACGCCGCCCCCGGCTTTGCCCTGGTGGGTGAGGAGGGGCCGGAGTTGGTCTACTTCAACGGCGGGGAAAAGGTTCTGGATGCCTCCCGGACTTCTGCCCTGCAAGCGAGGCCGGAGCCCGCCCTGTCCGCCATGGTAGCGGCACCCGGGGGTGGCTCCTCCTCTGTCCAGGTCGTGTTCCAAATCGCCGGCAACGCCACGCCGGACACGGTTCAGGCCTTGCAGGACTACGGGGACGACTTCGCCGAGCGGGTGATGGAGGTGGTGGAGAACGCCGCGGCGGATGCCGCAAGGGGGGCATACCGATGAAAACCTACACCACAGTGCAGGGGGATATGTGGGACAGCATCGCCTATAAGCAACTGGGGGACACGGCCCATACCGATAAGCTGATGAACGCCAATCTGCGGTATCTGCGATACTACACATTCCCCGCCGGCATCGTCCTGACCTTGCCGGAAATCGGCGAGAGCGTCAGCGACACACTGCCTCCCTGGAAGCAGGTGGGACAGTGAGCAATAAGAATTTAGCCCGCCGGGCGGCTGTCGGGATCTCTTTTGCCGGCACCGACATCACCAAATCCATCAAGCCCTACCTCAAAGCCTTTACCTACACCGACAACGAGGCGGACGAGGCGGACGACATTCAAATCCAGCTCCACGACAGGGACACTATCTGGATGGAAAAATGGCTGAACGAGGCCATCGACGCCGCCTCCGCCGCAAAGCTGAAGATAGATTCGGTGATCGTTCGGGAGAACTGGCGGGGGGACGGAAAGGACGCGGTTCTCCCTTGCGGAGAATGCGAGTTGGACACCGTAGACTACTCCCTCCCCCCGGCGGTCATTACCATCAAGGGAACGTCCCTGCCCTTCAGCGCACAGATCAGGCAGACCAAGAAGAACAAGGCCTGGGAGAACACCACGCTCTCGGCAATCGCCAACGAACTCGCCGGGGCAAACGGCATGACTTGTATGTATGAGTCTGCCAACGATCCGTTCTATAAGCGGGTGGAGCAGGTCGATGCCAGCGACATTGATTTCCTCTCCCGCCTGTGCCACGACGCGGGCATTTCCCTGAAAGCCACCAACAGCATCATCGTCCTGTTTGACCAGGCCACATACGAGGCCAAGGGTGCGGTTATAACCGTCAGGAGGGGCGATGGAAGTTATACCAAGTGTAAACTTACGGTCGGTGCGCCGGACGCCCAGTATTCGTCCTGCCGGGTCAGCTATGTAGACCCGTCCACAGGCAAGTGCATTGAGGCCACCGCCAAAATTGAGGACTACAACGCCGACGCCAAAAACAATCAGCAGTTGGAGGTAAAGGCAAGGGTGTCCTCGAAAGACGAGGCCAAGGCCCTGGCGGAAAAACACCTGCGCCTGCACAACAAGTATACCAAGTCCGCCACCTTTACCATGCCCGGCAACCCCGCCCTGGTGGCTGGCATCACCGTCATGCTGGAGGGCTGGGGCGGCTGGGACGGCAAGTACATCATCACCCAGGCCAAGCATACGGTCAGCGATTCCGGCTACACGACCCAAATCAAGCTGAGGCGGGTATTGGAGGGATATTGATGGACGTTGAAAAAATCCTGGCGCAGTTGGTGCGCATCGGCACCGTCACATCCGCCGATCCCGTCAAGCGGGTGGCCCGGGTGAAGTTTCAGGACACCGGCATGACCTCTGGCCTGCTCCACGTCCTGGCCTCCCGCCCATACATCCCGGACTACGAGACAAAGCCCCAGCGCACGGAGTTCGAGGCAGGAGGCAGCGGCGACGCCGCCTACGAGCGGCACAAGCACGATTTGGAAATCAAGCCCTGGATGCCCAAGGTAAACGCTACCGTCCTGACGCTGTATCTCCCGATACTCGACGCAGACGGTTTTATCCTGGGGGAGATCGGGCCGCTGGGAAAGCTCAAACAGATGGAGTAGGGGGTATCTTATGGCAATTATCGGCTGTCTCGGGGACGTTGTGTTCACGGTATCCGAGGCCACCGTGAGGACGCTGGACAACATGACGTGGTCCGGCTCCGCCCGGTATGCCGTCCACAACCGGCACCTGACCCACGCCCTCACGGAGTTTGTTGGGCTTGACCCGGACAAGATCACGTTTGATATTACGCTCTCCACCGACCTTGGCGTTGACCCTATCGAGGAGGTGGTGAAAATCTGGAACATCGAGCGCAGCGGGAGGGCGGTTCCGCTGACCGTGGGCACCAAGGGCTACGGCAAATACCGATGGAACATCACCAAGCACGAAATGAAGATGAAAGCCCATTTCCGCAACGGCGACATTCACACCGCCACGGTGTCTGTCAGCCTGCAAGAGTACCTGGGAGGTTGACGCTATGAGCTATACAGTCTCCGCAACAGACCTGGGACGCCTACGGTTCAATGAGCTGGAAACCGTGAATTCTGTGCTTCAGAACATCGCGGTCATTCTCTCCACGCCAAAGGGGACGGTTCCCCTATACCGGGAGTTCGGCCTTGACTGGAAGTACCTCGACAAGCCAATGCCGGTGGCAAAGGTGCTGATGATCTCCGAAGTGCGGGAGGCCGTGGAGCGTTGGGAGCCCCGGGCCACCGTTCTGGATGTGTCCTTTACGGTAGACCCGGCACAGCCCGGTACTCTGATACCGACAGTGGAGGTGGAAATAAGCCTTGAGTAGAAACGCAGAATATCAATTTGTCCCCACGGACACATCGACCATTGAGGCCCTGCTGGTGGCGCTGTGCGAAAAACTGACCGGGGCAACGATCCAGCCCGGGAGCCCTGACCGGCTGCTGATCCAGTGGGTCAGCAACATCATCGTCCAGGAGCGGGTGATGAACAACTACACCGGCAACCAGAACATCCCTAGCCGTGCGGAGGGGGAGAACCTGGACGCCCTGGGCGAACTGTTCCTGGAGCATATCCGCCCGGCGGCAAAGGCGGCAACCTGTCAAATGCGGTTCTCCATCTCCGAGGCGCAGGAGTCCGCCGTCCTGATCCCCGCCGGTACCCGCATCACCGGCGCAAGCGGTACGCTCACCTGGGAAACGGTCAAGGACGTCTATGTCCCCATCGGGGAAACCAGCGTGGAGACCCAGGCCCGGTGCCAGATTGCCGGCACCGCCGGCAACGGCTATTCCGCCGGCCAAATCAACGCCCTGGTGGATCTGTACGACTACTACTCGGAGTGCACCAACATCACAGAATCGGACGGCGGCGCCAACGAGGCGACGGACGAGGAGTTTTACGAGCTTATGAGAGCATCTATGGACGGCTACAGCTGCGCCGGGGCCCGGGGGAGCTATGAGTATTTCGCCAAGCAGGTCAGCACGGAAATCGCCGATGTTGTGGCGAACTCCCCGACCCCTGGTGTTGTCAAGCTCTATGTCCTCATGGACGACGGGACAATCGCCACCGAGGAGATGAAAAAGGCGGTGCTGGACGCTTGCAGTGAAGATACCAAGCGCCCTCTGACCGACCAGGTATTCGTGGAGGATGCCGAGGTCGTCCCTTATGACATCAGCTTTACCTACTACCTCCAGACCGGGCGCACCAAGAGCGCGGCGGAGGTCGCTGCGGCGGTGAACGAGGCCGTGGAGCAGTATAAGGCGTGGCAGCACGCAAAGCTGGGCAGGGACATTAACCCGGACGAGCTGAGGGAATATCTCTACCACACCGGCGTCAAGCGCATCGACCTTGTATCCCCGGCCTTTACCGTCCTCCGGGACGGCAAAAACAAGACCGTCCCCCAGGTGGCACGGCTGGGAACGGTGACGATCACAAATGGGGGGTATGAAGATGAATAACAGGGAGCCCGGTACCGGCCACGGGCTGACCAAGGAAAACCTCGTGGCAACGCTCCCTGTCGCCCTGCAGAAAGACCCGTCCGTGGTGGCGCTGGCGGAGGCCTTTGCCGAGCTGCTGGCCCGGCGCCCGGAAGAAATTGACCGGCTGAGGATCTATCCGGCCATCGACCGGCTGGATGAACGGCTGCTGGACATACTCGCCCACGACTTCAAAGTGGACTGGTGGGATGCCGACTATTCGTTGGAGGAAAAGCGCCGGACACTGAAAGACAGCTGGCGTGTCCACAAGATGCTGGGCACCAAGGCGGCGGTCGAGCGGGCCATCTCCGCCATCTATCCCCACACACAGGTGCTGGAATGGTTTGAGTACGGTGGGGAGCCGTATCACTTCCGCTTGGATATCAACATCACCAACGACCACATCGACTCCGACAAGCAGCGCCGTGTCCTGGAGCGGCTGAACTACTACAAGTCCCTCCGCTCCCACAACGACGGGGTGACCTACTTTGTGGAGGCGGAACCGGCCCTTGCAAAAGCGGCCTCCAGCGTTCCCGGTTTCAAAGAAACTGTCCACGTTCCCTTGGAGCTGCCTGTGCCCATCATCCGGCCCACAGCAAGCGCCCGTGTCGGGGTTATAACCGGCCTGTGGGAGAGTGCGGCGACACGGCTGGAACTTCCTACCCCCATCATCCGGGGTGTGGCTATGGCCCGCACAGTCGTCTCTACTGGCCTCTATGAGACGTTTGCCGCAAGCCTGGATTTGACCGTCCCCGCGCCGCAGCGGGTGTCCCTTGCCCGCATCGGAGCGTCGGCGGGGATGCAGGAGATTTTTGTCGCCCGTGTCGTTCTGCCTGATACAGACCCGCCGAGGGGTACGGCGCACTTCCGAACCGCCGTGTCCAGCGCATGGCAGGAACGCTACACCACCGGGGCGATCCCCCTTACAGCACAGGCACCAACCACCGCCGCTTCAGCTCCGGCCCGGGGCGCGGTGACGGCGAGGCAAGAAACCGCACAGACCATAATCAATCTTTAGCAGGAGGTAGACCATGGAAGAAAACAAGGCAACGCCGCGTTGGTCGAAAACGGCAGTAACCGACATTGGCACGGCCCTGCTGGCCGAGTTCGCAGCGGGGCGCATTCTGAACATCACCGCCGCATACGGTTCCGTCGGCGCAGACGACAACCTGATCGAGTTGGAGGAGCTGCCCGACGGCCGCGCCCACCCGCTGACCATCGAGAGCGTCACCCGGACGGACAACAGTGTGACGGCCTGTATCCAGGTGACGAGCCTGGGCAATCCGGCCCCCTACAAGATGGACAGGATCGGCCTCTACGCCATCACCAAAGACCCCGGAGAGACGCAGGAGCCGGACGGCCCCGGTGGCGGCGTCCTTTTGGATGATAAGCTCCTGATGGTGGTCGAGGACACCGAGGACGAGCAGGGCCGCAAGGGTGTGACCATCCCTGCGGAGACCGACCAGCTCTACACGTTCAAGCTCTATGCGGTCTTGACGATCACGAACAAAGACCGCCTGGAGGTCAGCGTGTCCACCGCCGGCATCGCCACCCTGGGGGCCATCGACGACGCCATGGAGAAGCACAACCAAGACCCGGAGGCCCACCCGGGGATGATGGAGAAGTTTGCCGGGGAGCATAATGACGACCCGGAGGCCCACCCCGGCATGACGGCCCGCATCCGCGCCACGGAAATCGCCCTGAACGGGAGTGAGACGATCCTTTCCAAGAACGGCGACCCCACCACCGAGACGGAGGGCGTCAAAGGGCAGCATTACATCAACCTGGATACCGGGGCTGAGTTCGTCTGCAACGACATCACGGACGAGGGCTACATCTGGGGGCCGGTTGACATCAAGACCTCCATGCGGGATCTGCTGGCGCAGACAGCGGAAACCGCAAAACAGGCAAAGGACGTGGCCGACGGCGCAGCGCAGGCTATCGCCGCCGTCCAGAACACCATTTCGGTGATCCCCTCCCAGTCCGGCAGTTTGACCTACAACGGGAGCGCCCAAACTCCGAGCTGGAACAACTACGCTGTCGAGATGATGGAGGTCACCTACGGAGATCCCGACGACCCGGATGCCAGGATCACGGAGGCCAATTTCCAGGGGCAGACTGACGCGGGCACCTACACGGCCTACTTCAAGCCCAAGGGCGACTACACCTGGGGCGACAAATCCAAGACGGAGAAAGCGGTTCCGTGGAGTATTCAGCGGGCCACCATCACCGCCGCCCCCAGCGTGACCGGGATGCTGACCTATACCGGCGAGGCCCAGGCCCCCACCTGGCAGGGCTTCAACTCCGCACAGCTGACCAAGGCAGAGACGGCCCAGACCAATGCGGGGACGTACTCTACGGCCTTTACCCCCACCAAGAACTATCAGTGGAGCGGCGGGGACACGTCCGCCAGGGCGGTCCCGTGGACGATTGGGCGGGCCACCGTTGCGGCTGTCCCCGAGCAGAGCGGGAGCCTGACCTATACCGGCAGCGCCCAGTCTCCCACCTGGAGCGGCTATGACGCCGCCAAGCTGACCATGAGCGGGGACACCACCGGCACCAACGCCGGGAGCTACGCCGCCTCGTTCACGCCGACCGGCAACTACCAGTGGAGCGACGGCGGGACGGGGGCGAAAACAGCGCCCTGGTCTATCGGCAAGGCGGCGGGCAGTCTGGCCCTGGATAAAACCGCTATGACCCTCAACTCCGTCAACAAGTTCAGCACGATTGCGGTGAACCGGGCCGGGAACGGGGCCATCTCTGCGCAGTCCAGCAATACCAAGGTGGCAACCGTCGATGTGTCCGGCGACACCGTTCTGGTGACAGGCGTGTCCGACGGCAGCGCGACCATCACCATCAAGGTCGCCGAGGGGAGCAACCACACCGCGCCGCAGAACAAGACCTGCAGTGTGACGGTGGACTTCTCCAACGTGTTCGGCGTGTGCTGGAACAAGACCAGTTCCACCGCCCTGACCCGGCTGACCACCAGCAATGACCCCAATAAGCTGGTGACGGTGAACATCACCGGCAATCCCGCCCCCGCCGTGGGCACCGGGGCGGGCAGCTCCCCCTTTGACGCCTATGCCCCCTGGAAAGACATGGAGGAGTACAACATCATCAACAACGCCGTGTCCCACAAGCGGGGAGAGGCCGGGTTCTCCAGAACCAACTATGACACAATGGTCTATATCCCCGAGTTCTGGTTCAAGATCACGGAGAGCGGCGGCAAGCGGTATTTCTACATCAGCAGCGGGGCCAAGAACGGCTTCACCAAGCACCCCGGCTCCGGCAAGTATGTGGCCCGGTACAACACCATCAACGGCTACTTCTCCAAGTCCGGCGCCGCGCCCCTGGGCAGCATGACCCGGGCCACGGCCAGAACGCAGTCCAAGGCCAAGGGCAGCAAGTGGAGCCAGTACGACTTTGCCGCCTGGAATGCTGTGTGGCTGTTGTACCTGGTTGAGTTCGCCGATTGGGACAGCCAGGCCAAGATTGGCAAGGGCAATGTGAGTTCCAACGGCATCCAGAATAACGGCGGCACCGACAGCATGACCTACCACACCGGGCGGGCCGCCGGTACCGACGGACAGACCCAGGTGCAGTACCGCCACATTGAGAACCCCTGGGGCAACATTTGGGAATGGATCGACGGCGCCAACTTCAATGCCCGGAAGTCCTATATCTGCACCAATCGGGCCAACTATGCGGACGACACCACGACCAACTACACCGACGCTGGCGTGACTCTCCCCTCCAGCGGGTGGATCAAAGACCTGGGCATGAGCAACAATTTCCCCTGGGCGTTCCTCCCTAACACCAACGGAGGCAGTGAGACAACGTTTATCCCGGACTATGTGAACTCCAACACCGGCTGGTACGTCCTCATGGTGGGCGGTCACTACAGCATCGGGTCGAACGCTGGGTTGTTCTACTTCTACGCGAACTACTCCTCGTCGAACGCCAACAGCAGCATCGGCGCGCGGCAACTTGTTTTCGAGTACAACGCGCAGGCTTTTCCACACCGCTTGGTGAAAATATTGTCGGGAGGACAGGGTTTAGTAGGCCTTTGCTCGAAAGACCTTGCAGACAAACAAGGAGCATGAGAAATGCCAAAAAGAGTTGGTTTCCTCTACGAAAAGATGGCGGACAAGGACTTCATCCGCGCCACCATCATCAGAGCATCCAGAAGAAAGCGGAAAAGGAGAGATGTTCGCCGTGTGCTGAAGAACCTGGACGATTATGTTGACCGCACCTATGAGATGGTCAAGACCGAGAGATTTGTTCCCACCCCGCCGCATGAGCGGGAGGTCTACGACGACAGCAGCCAGAAATGGAGAACCATCAAGGTCGTTCCGTTCTGGCCGGACGGCGTGATGCACTGACTCTTGGTGGAGGCGATGCGCCCGGTGCTCATGCGTGGGATGTATCATTGGTCCTGCGCCTCTGTCCCCGGGCGGGGCGGCAAACGGGTGAGCAAGTATATCCGGCGTATTCTGCGGGACGACCCCAAGGGCAGCAAGTACGCCGGGGAACTGGACATCAAGAGCTACTATCCCTCCATCCCCATCCGGCGGCTGATCTGGGCGCTGGCCCGGAAAATCAAAGACAAGCGTTTCCTGCGCACCGTGTACTCCATCCTGGAGTCCTGCGGCGGCGGGCTGGCCATCGGCTATTACATCTGCCAATGGCTGGCGAACTACTATCTGGAGGTGCTGGACAACTATATCCTCGCTCTGCCCGGGGTGAAATACATGGAACGGCACATGGACAACATCAATATCTTTGGGCCGAACAAGAAGAAACTCCACAAGGCCCGGACGCTGATAGCCGAATTTATGACAAAGCGGCTGGGCGTCACCATGAAAGGCAACTGGCAGATATACCCCGTGGCAAAGCGCATGGTAAGTGCCGTGGGCTATCGCTTTGCCCGGACACACACCACCCTGCGCAAGCGAAATTTCCTGCGGTTCACCCGTCAATGCCGGCGGGCACAGAAGAAAATCGACGCCGGGGCGCCTATCTCGCCCCAACTGGCGTCGGGACTGCTCAGCCGGATCGGGCAGCTGCAGCACTGCGACAGTCATAAAATCCGGGTCAAATACGTTGACCCGATAGGAGTTAAAAATCTAAAGGAGGTTGTACGCCATGAGAGTAAGAGGCGACATGCTGCCCAGCGGCTCGTTCACGCTGGAGGAGCAGCCTGACAAGCCGGGGTTCTGCCTGGTGCGGTTCTTCGAGAATGCGGAGCCGTTTGAGGAAACCAAGGACGGGCTGACCATCAGCGGCTACCAGTACGACGAGTACCACTTGGAGATGGAGGATACCGGCGACCTGGAGGCGGACGTGTCCAACAACTACGAGACGCTGCTGGCCCAGGCAAAGGCCCTGGAGGGCGATTCCGGCCCCGCCAGCTTGGAGGAAAGGGTAAATACTCTGGAGGCGGAAAAGGCCGACAGAGGCGACGTGCAGGCCGTGTGGGACCAGATGGCCGCGGCATACAGTGAGGGGGTGCAGGAGGCATGAAAAGCCAGGACATGATTTTGGGCGTGATGCGCGCCCAGGGCGCGGCCGACGCGCTGGATCTCCGGGGGCGGGCCGCTGATATGGACGGTACCGCCATCATCGCCGAGGAGGACAAGGTTCCGGCCTTCGACCCCGCCAAGGACTATTCCCAGTGGCCCGCCGGCGCTCCGGTGCGGGATGGGGAGCAGGTCTACAAGCTGATCACGCCCCACAATGCGGCGCACTACCCCGACAGCCGCCCCTCCAACACCCCGGCGCTGTGGAGCATCACCCACACCAAAGACCCGGCCAGGGCCAAGCCCTGGATGCCTCCCAGCGGTACCAGCGGCCTCTACGCCAAGGACGAGTGCTGCACCGACCCGGAGGCGGCAGACCCCGCCGCCGTCTACCGCTCCAAGGTGGACAACAACGCATATTCCCCCGGCGCCTACCCCCAGAATTGGGAGCTGGTCGAGTAACTGAAAAGCAACGCAGAGGCAACCGCTGAGGCGGTTGCCTTTTTCGTCGTTGGCAGAAAGGGGGTGAACCAGATGGAGGCAGTAACTCTTGATATGGGGCAGCTCGTGCTTGCCTTTATCGCCGCTATGGGGATTCCTTCGGCGGTCATGGGCTTTGTCATGTGGAAGCTGGAACGCCGTATCTCCAAGCGGGAAGCTGAGGCAGAGGAACGGGAAAAGGCCCAGGAAAAACTTTTCATCCTCATTGTCCAGAGCAGCGGGGCGGCTATTGCTTTGGGCGAGGCCGCGGCCCGGGCTGTTCAGCGTATCCCGGACGCTCACTGCAACGGCGATATGCACGCCGCCTTGGAGTACGCCACGGACATTAAGCACGAGCAGAAAGACTTTTTGATGGAGCAGGGCATCCAAGCCCTGTGGGACTGAACGGAGGGGAATGCATGAGAAGCGGATATCCCCGGCGGCTGAAAGGCAGGGAAAAGCCCGAGCGCCGCCCTTGGGAGTTTTCCAAGAAGCTGGCCGTATGGGCTGTCGTCGTCGCTACTGCGGCGGCGGTGGCCTCTTTCGTTCTGGCTGCCAAGGATAAGCAGACTGTGAGCGACGTGACCAACACGATTTTCACCGCCTGCATCGGATACCTCGTTACCTATGCGGCCAAGTCCGCAACGGAAAAGGTCAGCCGGAACCGGCACGGCCTGGACGCCGATGGAAACCCCATCGAGAACAACATGGAGGAATGAGCTATGGAGTTTATCATCAACAACTGGTATATCATCGTGGCCGGTATCGCCGTCCTGGCGGTGGCTGGCGTGGCCGTCTACCGCTACTTCGGTCTGCCCAGCGATACCCAACTGGCTAAGGTGCGGGAGTGGTTGCTGTGGGCCGTCACCGAGGCCGAGAA